TCAGTGCTTCGCCACCTCAAGCAGCTTCGACCGGACAAGCGCTTCGAGCGTCTCCGCCGAGGGCGACAGGCGCTTCAAGGCATCGGGTACCGAGGCGCAGACGTACGAGGACACGAACTCGGTTGCGACCTCCCGCGTCAGGCCCCGCGCCACGGCCACCCGCGCGGCGGTCATGATGGCCGAGTGCAACGCCTCTCGATGGCGGGCCTCGATCTGGATCCCCGTCCAGCGCTGGAAGCGAACGGTCGCGAGCCCGATCAGCGCGGTGAGCACCACGCCTGTGAGATCGAGGAAGCTCGGCGCCAGGGCGGTCAGCAGGTCGCTGCCGGTCGAGGCGGCGGCGGGTGCCGCGAGCGTCGCGAGTATCACGGCGGAGATCAGCGAAGCGGCCACCCGGGCGAGGGCGGCCGCTAGCGGCCAGCCGGCGAGCAGGATGAAGGCCAGCGCGCAGAGGGCTAGCATGAGCACGAGGGGCGCCGAGGGCGCAAGGACGATGATCGGGGACATAGGGTCTCTCCTTCAGAGGCGGGCGAACTGGAAGTGCATCCAGTCGCGGTTGCAGGCGCGGCCGAGGCTGGTGGCGCCGGCGGCTTCGACGATGGTCCAGAAGGGCTCGTAGGCGGGCGCGGCGAAGCTCGCCCTGTCGCGGCCCCAACGGAGCGGATTGCGCTCGGGGTCGAGATCGACGGCGATGCCCCAGGCATGCATCGAGAGGGCCGAGCCGCCGCGCATCGGCCGGTGATTGAAGCAGCCGCCGAAGAGGTTCAGCCGCAGGTTTTCGAACTCTTCCGCGCCGTAGTGCGCGACCGCCTCGCGGAAGATCCGCGTCATCGGCGCGGCCACCAGCCTGTGGCAGCGGAAGCTCGTGATGCTCGTGTTGAGGTCCCAGGCGAGGCGGAACGGGATCGGCAGCTCGACGATCCCGGAGGTGCAGTCGGGCCCGCCAGCAACGCCATAGAAGCTCGCCACCGACTCCTGCCGCGGATAGGCGCCCTGGGCATCGGCCACGCCATGGCCCGGCAGCGGCAGCCGCTCGACGGCGGCGCGCACCAGCCCGGAGGCCCAGGCCGTCAGCGCCTCGCGGGTGTTGGGCCCGAGGAGCCCGTCGATCCGGCCCGGCGCATGGCCGAGCCGCGCCAGCACCGCCTGGCCGGCCGCGATGCACTGCCGGCGAGAGGGCCAGGCCCGCCAGGGCACCGGCTCTCCCTCGAGCGCGGCCAGAGCGGCCGCCTGGGTCAGCGGCCCCGCATCGCCGTCGATGGCGCCTCGGTAGAGCCCCGCGGCCGACAAGAGCCGCTGGATGTCGGATGTCGTCACGTCTTTCTCCATATGCAAAAGCCCCGCTTGAGGGCGGGGCGTGGGTGGTCGAGAGGAAGGGTTTTTCAGAGGAGGGTCGCGATCCGCTCGCGGTTCGAGACAAGGAGCTCCTGCGCTTCCGTGCTGCCCGAGGCGGAGACCGAGTAGCTCAGCCGCACCGGCTCGAGGTGGAACCGGCCGAAGAGCGCCCGGATCTCCGGCGTGTCATTGATCGACAGGAGGAAGGCGCCCTTGAGGCCGCCGAGGATCTCGGCGATCCGCGCGAACTGCGCCCGGTCGAAGATCCCGCGGCCGTAGTCGTTCTCACCGCCAAAGTAGGGCGGGTCGAGATAGAAGAGCGTCTCGGCCGTGTCGTAGCGCGGGATCAGGTCGGCCCAGTCGAGGCTCTCGAAGACCACGCCATCGAGCCGCTCGTGGGCAGCGTCGAGCACCGGCTCGAGGCGCGCGAGCGAGAAGCGGGGCCCGTGCCCGGCCGAAACGCCGAAGACCCCGTCGAGCTTGCCGCCGAAGCTCAGGCGCTGGAGGTAGAGGAACCGCGCGGCCCGCTCGAGGTCGGTGAGCGTGGCGGGGTCGGTCGCGCGTAGCCGATCGAACTCGCGCCGGCTGCAGATCTGGAAGCGCATGATCTCGAGGAGCTGCGGGTAATGCCGCTGCAGGATCCGGAAGAGGTTGATGATCTCACCGTTGCGGTCGTTCATCACCTCGAGGCGGGGACGGAAGCGGCGGCGGAGGAAGATCCCGCCCATGCCGACGAAGGGCTCGACATAGGCGCGGTGCGGGATGGCCTCGATCCGCTCGAGGATGAGCGGGTGGAGACGTTTCTTGCCGCCGAGCCACGGGGCGACCGGGGCGGCGGGAGGTACTTGTTTCATAAGGTGATTCTGCCTCACAAGGCGCCTGCCCTCGCGAGGGGTGGCAGGCAGTCTGAAAGGCGACGGACAGGCTGGCGCGGTTTCTGGTGACACATTGGCCGCGTGGTTCGGGCTGTTGACGCAGCCCGGCCCCTGCCTGAGGGGCGCACGAATGTTTTGCGATATCGCATGAGTCGTGCAATATCGCAATTATGTGTTGCTGTGATTCTAAAGGGAGATCGACGATGAGAGGCGACGATGAAGCAATCGCCCCCGCCAAGTTCTTTGGGAAGGGTGACCCCCTATATGTTCAAGCGCAGCAAATGTGGGGCATTCTTACCGGCTTTGTGATGATGAAAAGTTATCCCGTTCCTGAACAAAAGATGCGCACGAACTTCCTTGAACTAATAGCATACTCAGAACTGGCAGAACTAATGGGCCGTCCTGGCTCTCAGAACATGCTGAGCAGGCAGCTCGGCATTTTGGGACATTACTGCGTCATGAACGATTTGCCCCCTCTGAACATAGTAGTTGTGAACAAGATTTCGGAACTCCCGGGTGATGGAGCAGTACTTCGCGCGGGGCGTACCGTTAAAGAAGAAATGCTTGCTGTCAGTTCTTTCAACTGGTTCGCAGTCAGGCCCCCGACAATTGGTGCCCTTCGGAAAGTCTACGACCAGTGTAAGGCTCATTAGTCTCTACCCTGCACTTCTTCCCCGCCAGAGCCGCTCCAGCATCGCCGTCGTCCCCCGCGGGCCGAGATAGGCGAGCATCGCCACGAGCCCCATGGCCGCCCGGCCGTCGAGGTTGAGGTATGAGCTGAGCGCCTCGCCGATGAAGGCCATGGCGACGAGGGCGGGGATCTCCCAGAGGAGCTCGCGGCCGAAGAAGGCACGGCGGCGGGCGCGGACCTCGCCCGTGTGATACATGAGCCGGCCCATGGCGGCCGCGATCAGCGTGGCGATGGCCCCGCCCCAGAGCGCCGTGATGGTGTCGATCAGTCCCTTTTCCGGCATCGCGCCGCTCCTGTTGTGTGCGCGTCGCGCGGGTCTCGGCCCGGCCGGGAGCGGCCGGGTCCTGTCATGATGATCGGGAAGGCGGGGGCGTCTCAGTCCGCCGGCGGTTCGAACCAGGCACTCCTGGCGGGGGAGACGATGCCGATGGGAAGCCCGGCGGGCGATTGGCGGCCCGGGCGGCGCGGTCGGCCGGCGCGTCAGCGGCCGGCGTTGAACCGGACCGGGCTCACAGCGTCACCTTCGCGGCGTCGACGAACAGCCGGTCGGTCTCCTCCGATGAGAAGCCGAGGAGGAAGGCCAGCGTGTCCATCGTCTCGGAGCCCCGGACGAGCACCGTCGCGCCGCGGATCGCGGCCCGCATCGCCCAAGGGTAAGCGGCATCCTCCGCGATGGCCATTGCCTCGGCCCACTTCTCCTCGCCGATCACGATCATGGCCTGCAGCATGCTGATCTCGGCCGGCCCCCGCGCGCGGGCCTCGGCCTGCGCCCTGATGTCCCGGGCCTTCACGAGCCTGCTGTAATCGATGATCGCGTTCGTCATTGCGGCTCTCCTGCTGGTCATGGATCAGCCCTCCGCCAACGGCGGGAGATAGGGCGGGATCGGGATGTCCTGATCCTCGACCTCGATCGTGCCGGGGTTCGGCAGGGGCAGGTCCCCGTAATAGCCGTGGGGGAAGACCACCTCGAACTCGAGGACGCCGTTGACCCGGGTGACGTTGCTGGTCACCCAGGTGTTGTCGATGGCGTCCCAGGGCAGCACGTCGCCCTCCTCGACGCCGCTGAAGTCGTAGACCATGTCGTTGCAGGTCAGGGTGTCGCCCTCGGCCCGGAAGACGGTCAGCTCATACATCCGCCGAAGCGGGACCATGCGAATGCGCATCATGGCGGGTTACCTCCAGCGGCCGGTGACGAGAAGATCGACGGTCTGCGTGGCCCCGTAGGACGTCGGGGCCAGCAGCATGTAGGCCGCGACGTTCGAGGCCCCCGGCCGGCCGAGAAGCGAGATCACCGAGCCGCCGCGGCAGCCGCCGGTCACGCAATGGCCGTTCAGCGCCCCGCTCACGAACTCGACCGGCAGCGTCACCGTCTGCCATTCGGTGCGATAGAGCGAGCCCTGCGGCGTGGTCGGACCCGGAACCCCGGTCTGGACCAGGCGGCAGAGCTGCGTCCCATCCGCAAAGCGGACATACTCGGCGCCCGCCGTCTCGCCCTTTTCGATGATGCCGCCGCGCGGAAGGCCAGAGCTCCAACTCACGGCGCCCACGATATTGCGCTGGTCGTAGGTCAGGAACCAGTCGCCCCAGCTGGTGTCCTTGTGCCGGCACCAGCGCCCGGTGTCGCCTGCGGTCTGCGGATAGGCGATCTGCACCGCCCGGTTCGCCCCGTGCTGGATGTGCTGCAGGGTGCCGACGCTCATGCCGGCCGGACGGTTCAGCGTGGCGCCCGTCACCTGATAGAAGCCGGTCGCTCCGATCTGGTCCGCATCGTTGCCCGGGATCGGGCGCGCCGTGCCGCCGAGGCCGTAGTCCCCGACCTTCAGGAGGCGCCCGGGCGTGGTGTCGAGATCGGTCTGGGTCACGGCCGTCCCGGACAGGAGCCCCTGCAGCTGCATGCCGGAGGGCGTGAACCGCGCCCGTTCCGTCCCCTGACAGGTGACGCCGAGCTCGTTCTCTGCCGCAAGGAAGAAGCCGGTGTTCCACCCGACCTCTTCGTTGAAGGTGAGGCCGGGGAAGGTCTGGTTGCCGCTCGGAACGCTGAAGGGCACGAGGGAGGCCACGCGGGAGCTTCCGACCCGGAACCGCTCCTCGCCCCCGGCCGCGATCCCGAGGAGGTCCGCCGCGGCCCGGAAGATCCCGGTGTCGAGGTCGCCCGCGAAGGTGAGGCCGGGGGCTGCCGCCGCCCCGCCGGGCAGCACCGCCGGGAGGGTGGACTGGAAGTGGGAGGTGGAGAAGAAGCCACGCGTGGCCCCGCCGGTGATGAAGTGCAGCACGTCCGCCCCGTCGCTCCGGATCCCGGTGTTGGGATCGGTCTCGAACGAGATCCCCGGGACCGCGGCCGTGCCGAGCGGCGCCCGGAGCGGCACGGTCGAGGTGAGCGCGAGGGCCGAGACCGTGAGCCGGAGGACGCCGCCGGCCGCGATCCCCAGCGCGTTGCTGCCCGGCCGGAAGAGCCCGGTGTCGGGATCGCCCTTCCAGAAGAGGCCCGGCGCCGCGGCGGTGCCGTCGGAGAAGCCCGCGCCGGTGAGATAGGGCAGAAGCGCGTTCAGCTCGGCCACGAAGGCCGGGAACCAGCCCAGGAAGGCATCGGCATCGTCGTTGAAGGTGCCGGGGTTGCCGCTGTTCGGCGGCGTCGGCGGGGGAGAGAAGAAGTCCATGGGATGCTCCCTTGCGTCAGGCGAGGCTCTCGACCTCGGCGCGGCCGTCGCAGATGGCATGGCCGAGGGTCAGGTCGTAATCGCGGAGGATGCCGGCGACGGTGGTGCCCCAGAGGTCGACCCCCTCGCCGGCATAGAAGACGGCGAGCCGGCTCGAGACCCGCTCCATGATCGACTGGACGCGCGCCGCGCCCTCGAGCGGGACCTGGAAGGCGAGCGAGACGGTGCGGGTGACGGGGCGCGGCACGATATAGAGCCCGCCCCATTCGTCGCGCTGCTTCACGGAATAGTCGACGAGGCCGAGGCCGGTGCCCGCCACCGTGGTGCCGACCGGCGTGTCGCGGCCCATGACGATCTCGCCCACCCGGGTGACGGCGCCCCCCGTGACCGTGATCTCGAGCGTGGCGCCTGCGGGGAGCGGGGCGGCCACGATCAGGTTCGGGGTGAAGGCGAACTCGGTGAAGACATATTCCCAGAAGGTGCCCACGGGATCGCGGGCCACGAGACCCTCCGTCCGGTCGTGGATCGTCACCCCCGCGGGCGTGGTGACCTTCACCCGGACGGAGGCCGCATCGAGGTTGAAGAAGGCGATGCGGTTCAGCGTGCGCGGCAGCCGGATGGAATAGGCGATGGTGGGGCCGCCCACCGTCTGGCCGCCGATCCGCTCGTCGAAGGCGCGCCAGCGGTTGGTGGCCCCGATCCGGAGCCACCAAGTGCCGAGCGCATCCCCCGCCGGATCGTGGCCGGTGTTGCCGTCGGCCACGCTCTCCCAGACGCCGTGATGGGCCACCACGCGGGCGCCGCGAGCGTAGGTCACACCTGCACCCCAGGCGGGATGATCGTCCTCGGGGATGTTGCTCGAAAGAAGCGCCGCCGGCGTGACCGGGGTCGGCAGGATGATCCGCATCAGACGGCCTCCGTCGGGTCGATCCGCACGCCGACCGTGCCGATCCGGCGCAGGTCCTTGGCGGTGGCGGTGGAGGCCTCTGCGCCCTTGCGGGCCCAGACCTTCATCTCGGCGAGCTCGGCCCGCAGAGCCACAAGCTCGGCCTGCAGATCGCGCACGGCGCCGGCCACCTCGGAGGCGCCCATGGCGGCGCCGCCGAGGATGTCGGCGGTCCGCCCCGCACTGTGGATCCGGCTCGGGCCGGTGGCCTCCAGTTCCGGGCCGAGCTCGCCCACGAGGCGCAGGCCGCCTGCATGGAGCCCGCCCGCGGCGAAGCCGGGGATGTCGAGGCCGAGGGCCGACCAGTCGAACACCTCCGGCTTGAAGGGTCGCAGGCCCGCGAGGATCGCCTCGCGGCCGTGGTTGCGGTAATGGATGGTCGGATCGTAGCCATATTCGTCGGCGGCCACGTCCGGGTAGAGCCGCAGGTAATCGGCGGCATCGAGCGGGATCCGGCCCTGCCGCTGCTGGAAGATCCCCCAGAGGTAGTCCTTCAGGCTCCCCGGCAGCCGCTTGATGGTCTCGATCCCGTCGAGCGGCGAGAAGCCCTCGATGGCCCGCATCACCTGCCCGATGGTCTTGCCGTCGGTCGAGATCCCGGCCTTGGCGGCCATCGCCATGATCTGCTTGTCCGTGGCGAGGATGTCCCCGGCTGCGTTCGTCGCGAGGCCGCCGGCGAAGGCCGAGAGCGCCGCCCCCTGTCCCCTCTTCGTCGCGGCGGCCGTCTCTGCCCGCACGGCGGCCGCCAGACCGCCGAGCGCCGTCCGGAGCGCCGTCATCGGCGCCGTGATCGCCCCCCGTGTCGTGGTCTCGAACCAGCTCGAGAAGCCGGTCGAGGGATCGAAGGCGAAGCTGCCGCCGAGGGTGATCCGGCCGCCCTGGGCCCCGAGGGCCTTCAGGAGTTCCGCCATGCCGAGATCGGAGGCGGGCTTGTCCATCACCAGCGCGAGCCGGCGCACCGACTGCGCCACGCGGACGGCCGCCAGCGCGCGCAGATCGTCGGGCAGCGCGTCGGTCTTCGCCAGATAGCGGATGCGCGCGAGGTGGTCGGAGGAGGCCTTCGCCGCGATCCAGACCAGATCGGGCGTGAGATCCATCCGCCGCAGCACCATGTCGAGCGAGACCTCGACCCCACTCGTGGCGTTCTTCAGGATGCGGCGCAGATCGGCCGGAATGTCGGCCGTGGCCATCAGCCCCACGGTCACATCGATCCGCTCGCGGAGCGCGGCGTAGCTGATCTCCTTCGCCGCCGCGATGGCGCCCTCGAGGCTCCCGAGCTGCGCATTCAGCGCCGTAATCTGCTCGGGCTTCAGCGCCTCGCCGCCCGCGAGGTAATCGCGCACCTCGGTCAGGAGATCGACCTGCTCCTGATAGAGCGTGGCCAGCACATCCTCCTTCGCGCCCTCGAGGCCGGTCACGCCCTGCAGGAGCTGCAGGTCAGAGAGGACCTGCGCCTGCGCGCGGGCCACATCCACCGCCGACCTCGCCTGCCCGCGCACGGCCTCGATATAGGCCGAGGCCGCGCCTGAGACGGCCTTGGCCGCCTCCTGATCGCCCGCCATCGCGCTCGCCAGCATCGTCTGGTAGCGCGCCTGAGATTGCGCCGCCGCCACCGCAGGCGAGATCAGCTCGGAGGCCGCGCTGCGCAGGTCGCCGATATAATCGCGCAGAGACAGCGTGACCTGGTACCAGCCCTTCGCCGCCGCGGCTGCCGCCCGCTGCGCCTCGGCCGCGCCGGAGATCATGCCGTCGAGATCGGTGGTGATGGTGCCCACGAGCCCCGCCAGCCCGGCCGAGAGACTGGCCACGCTCGGCAGGATCTGATCCATCACGCCGGCCATGCCCACAAGGGCCGCGTAAAGCTCGCGGCCCCGCTCCGTGGTGAGATCCTGCGCCTCGACCAGCCGGCGATACTCCGCCCGGGTCTCGGGCAGCGCCACACCCATCCTGGCCAGCGCCTCGGTCGCCTGCCGGGTCGCGGTCTCCATCCGCTCGGCCTCGCTGTAGAAGGCCTGGTAATAGGAGCCGGTGGCGGAGACCATTCCCTCGAGCCCGCCGAAGAGCGCGGCCAGATCCGAGGCCATGCCGGCGGTCACCATGTCCACCGCCCGGAAGCTGTGGCCCAGCGTGTCCATGACGCCGTTGACGCCGGACATGGCTGCGCTCAGCCGCTGCAGGGCCTCGACGAAGCTCTCGCCCTCCTTGACCAGAGCCGCCAGCTCGGGCCGGGTCGACACCAGCGTGTTGCCCGCGATCAGCTCGGCCAGATCGCCCTGCCGCTTCCGTCCCAGGAACGCGGAGAGAATCTTGTCGCCGATGGATCCCTTGAGCCCGCTCACCACCGCATCGGACGTCCCCTCCGCGATCCGCTTCTCGAGGTCCCGGATCGCCTGGTCGTTCTTGCCGACATAGCCGAAGGCACGGGCGGCGAAGTTGTCGCCGAGCTCGGTGAGCTTCTCCTGCAGCTTCGCCCCGGTCTCCTCGTCGGAGAGGCCCTTGGTCGAGAACCTGACCGAGGCTGCGAAGCCCTTGAAGGCCTCGGCGCCGATGCCGAGCGTGTCCGCCACATCCATGACCGAGGCCTGCATCTGGCTCACGGCCTTGACGATGGGGCCCGCCACCGCGCCATCCGCGAGGCCGTAGCTCGTGCTCCGCGACTTCGAGAGCCCGCCGAACCGGGACTTCTCCACCCTCCGGTAGCTCTCCACCATCGCATTCAGCTCGCGCACGGTGACGCGCAGACCGGCGTCGAGGAGCTTCGTCTTCGAGCCGAAGAAGGAGAAGGCCGCCGCCACGGCGGCAATGGGGCCGAGGATCGCGCCCGCCGCCTGCGCGAAGCCGACCAGACCGCTGGTGGCGAAGTTCAGGGAGCTGCCGATATAGGCCAGGCCGCCGGAGAGGCCGCCCGTTGCAAAGTTCGAGAGCGCGCCCCAGGCGCCGGTGCCGAAGGCGGAAAGCGCACCGCCGATGCCGCCGAGCACCGCATTGATCCCGCTCGCGATGCCGCCGAGCGCGCCGAGAGTGCCCATGCCGCCGGCGCCAGCGACGGCAGCTCCGGCAGCGCCTGCGGCCGCGCCCGAGACGCCGAGGCCGAGCGACAGCGTGATCCGGTTCGTCATGAACATGCCGATGATCTGCTTCAGCGTGTTCTTCGCGATGTCGAGGAGGCCCTTGAAGCCGCCCTCGAAGCCGTCGAGCATCCAGTCGACGGCGGAGCCCACGGCGCTGCGGAACTCCTCGAACACGGGGTTGTTCTCGCCCATCTCGGCCGCGATCTCTGCCAGAGCCCGCCGATACTGGTCGGCCGAGATCCTGCCGGCATCGAGGAGCTTCTTCAGCTCCGCCTGTTTCCGGCGATACTTCTCCATCGGGTCGATCATCTCGAGGTATTTCCGGGCGCTCTTGTCCAGCGCCTTCGCCTCCGCCGCAGCCGCCTTGGCGCCTCCGTTGGCGACCTTCTCGGCTTCCGAGCGGGCCTTCTGCATCGCCCGCAGCTCCTCTTCCCGGACGGCGAGGATCTCCTGCGAGGCGAAGACCTGCGACGCGAGAGACTCCGCGCGGTCCGCATCCATGCCGGCTGCCATCTTCGCCGCCACATAGGCCTGCCGATCGAGATCGATGGCTGCGCGCTTGCCTGCGATCACCTCGTCCTGACCGGCGCGGATCGCGGCCATCTGCGCATCGACGATCGAGATCTGGCGCGAGGCTTCCGCCGCCGCGCTGCTGGCCGCGGAGCCGAGGTTCGCCGCCAGCCGCGCCGCTTCCGATGCCGCAGAGGAGATGCTGCCGGTCAGGCCGTTCATGGTCCCGAGCAACTGGAGAGCCGCGACATTGCCCTCGGCCGCAAGGCGCGCGAGGGTCTGGAACTCGGGCGGAATGGATTCCACCGCACCGAACACGTCGACCATCGTCCGATGAAGCTCGCCCGCGCGTTTTGCCGCCTCCTCGGGGCCCGAGGAGGCTCCCACGGCGTGAATGGCTTCCGCGAGACGCTTCCCTTCCTCCGCGGTCAGCCCGAACTGGGTGCGGAGGTTGGCGGCGGCCTGCGCGCCCACGCGGCCCGTGGCATCCAGCTGCGATATGAGGCGACCGAAGGACGAGGGAATGGCATCCCCGATGCCCTCCATGGCCTTGCGAAGATCCTGGACAGCGGTGAGCTGCGCGAGGCTCTGCAGGGCGGCATAGGCCTCCCGCGCGCTCGCGGCGTTGGCGCCGAACTCGGCGGTGAGTTCCATGGCCGACTTGTGGGCGCGTTCCGAGGCGCTCTTGTAGCCGTCCACCGACTTCGTCAGATCGTCGATCTTCTCCTTCAGCCCCGCGGTCCCGGCAGCCATGCGCTGGAACACGGGCACAAGGGCGGCGCCGATGGCGAGAGCCGCCCCAAGCCCTGCCCCGAACGCGGCGAGCCTTCCTGAGAATCCGAAGGCGCCGAGGAGTTGAGGCGCCTGCTGGGTGAAGGCGATCATCGCCGACTGGCCCGAGGCGACCTGCACCGCGAAGTCCTGCACCTGGAACGAGGCGTTGGTGATCGCGGGCGTGAACCGGCCGATGCCCCGAGTGGCCGCCGCCGTCGCGCGATCCGCCGAGATCATCTGGGCGTCGAGCAGCTTGAGCGTCCGCGCGCGTTCCTGATCGCCGATGACCCCCGCCGCCTGCGCCGCATTCAGCGTCTCGAGCGCCTGCTCGTACCGTTTCGAGGCCGCATAGAGCGGATCGACCTGCGCTCGGAGCGAGGTATAGCCGCGGGCGGCCGCATCCGCCGCGGCAGATGTCTCCCGCTGCGCCCGTGCCGTCCGCTCGGCCGCCGTCTCCACGCCCATGTACTTCGCCGCCGCCTGCTCGAGGACGAGGTTCGCCGCACGCTGGCTGGCGGCGCCGCTTTCCACCATGCCAGCGAGTTCGCGCTGGATGGCGGCATAGCGTTGCGTCGCGGCGAAGGTCGGATCGATCGAGGCCCGCAGGTCCTCGAAGCTCCGGGCGCCGCCCATGGCGGAGGCCTTGGCAACCTCGAACGCCCGGGCCATGGCGTCGGACATCTGCTTTGCGGTCCGGCCGGCGGACTGGGCGCGGTTCTCGAACTGAGAGACGTCGAGGCCGAGGGTGGCGCGCATGGCGCCGACATTGGACATGGACATGGGTTCCTCACGATAAAGCCGCCCCGAAGGGCGGCCAGCTGCGGACTGTCACGCTGGCGCCTGCGCCAGCCGCATCTGCGCCCTGATGGCCTGAGCCAGCTCGCGCTTCCTCGCGGCCTCTCCGCCGGAGAAGGTGGGCGGCACGCCGTTCTTCTTCCGGCCCTCGATCTGGCCTGCGACATAGGCCGCCGACATGGCGCGGAGTTGCCGCGCCTCCCATGGCTCGAGGTCGAGGCCGGCCGCGCGGCTGTAGGCCTCGATCTCGGCCCACGAATGCGGGGCGAGCCCGCCCATCGGGTCTGTCGCGCACCAGCCGAGACCGTCCTCGGCGGTGAAGCAGGCGATCAGATACTTTCCGGCCTCGATCTCGGGCAGGCCGAGCGGCCGCCGGGCCGCCCGCAGATCTTCCATCCGGGTCCGCTGCGCCTTCTCCGGCGTGGCCTGCAGGAAGCCCGTCTGACGCGCATAGAGCGTCAGTCGGGCGAGCCGTTTCCCAGGTAGTTCGCGCGGCTCGTTGCAAAGCCCATGACCTGCTCGACGAAGCTCTTCTCGCCCTCGCGCCCGGTGATCAGGTTGAGGTTCAGGAACCACTCGGCATCGGCCGGGCCGGCGGGCGCCTCGCCGCGGTTCACGTTGCGGAAGCCCGCGACCAGCGGCTTTGCGGCGGCGACGAGGTTTGCGTGGACCTCCTCCATCGTCTGGCGCTCGTCGTCGCGGTCGGTCTTCAGCCGTGCCTTCTGCGCGGCGCGGATCGCGGCCTGCGCGGCACGGCTCTCGGAGCCGAGCACCAGCACCTCGCAGGGCTTCTCTTCGGCCTCGTCGGCGTAGAGGAGCCGGCCCGTGGCCGGGTGGCGGAGATGGAGCGGGCGGGCGGTTTCTGCCGCGGTGCGGCTGTCGAACTGGGTGAAGTCCATGTGCATGATCCTTGGGGTTCCGGTTCAGAGTTGACCGCCGCCGAGGAACCGCGTCGGCCGCGGCCGGTCCCGCCCGTCGCCGGACGGGATCCGGGGGGAGGCTCAGGCCTCCTCGACCGAGGTGAGTTCGGTCTCGATCTCGACGGTCACCGATCCCGAGACGACGCCGTTGGCGGGCGCGCTCTTGGTGAAGCCGAAGACCTTGCCCTGGAAGTAATCGGCCGCCCCCTCGGTCGAGAGCGGGTCGATCTTCGGGAAGGCGATCTTGAAGGCGATGCGGTTGCGGTTCTTCCGCGCGGCCTCGAGGATGGCCTGGCCCGCGTCGGTGCTGTTGAAGGCGAGCGGGATCTGCATCGAGCCGTAGTTCACCGCGCCGTGGTATTTCTGGGTGATGCCGGTCGCGAGCGGCGTGTGGTTCACCACCTCTGCCGAGCCGCCGTATTCGGGCACTTCGGTGACCTCGCCCACCGCAGTCCAGGTGAGCGCCGCATAGGCCGTGTCGGTGGCGGCGGCCGGCAGCGCGGTCGAGGCATAGATCAGCGTGCCGATGCCCGGGGTGACGGTATCGTTCATGGTGTTGCCCTTTCGGCAGGGGCCGCGGCCCGCGGTGCGGGGTGCGCGAGGCCCGGTTGCAATGGATCGCCCGCTCTTCGGCCGAGGCCAGCCCGCGGGCCGGGACAGGATCAGGGCGCGGGCCGGGGGACGGGCCTGCGCCAGACGATGCGGAAGCTCGAGATCAGCGTGCCCACGGCCTGCTCGCCTTCGGTGTTGAGCGTGACCGTCACCTCCTCGGGCAGGCAGACGATGGCGGCCTGCTGGAACGCCCGGCAGATGGCCCCCTCGACCGCATCGGCATCCGCGTCGAGGAGATCCTCGAGATCGTCGCTCCCGAGCCGCTTCACGCCCACCTGCAGGACGGTCGCGCGCTCGAAGTTGGAGAGCGTGGCCTGGGCCGCCCGCTCGACCGGCGTCACCACCATCAGGAGCGGCAGGCGGCCCGCGTCGGGGCGCGCTTCCCAGGCAGAGATCTGCGAGAAGCTGCCCATGCGCGGATCGGCAGCCAGCGCCGCGCGCGCGATCTGACGGAATCGGATGCGCCCGGTCATGGCGCGACCTTCCGCAGGGTGCAGCGCGTGAGCGCATCCGCCGCCGGGGTCGCGGGCGGCCAGATCTCGTCCACCTCATAGACCCGGCCGTCCGCGAGCCGGATCCGGTCCCGTCTCGCGAGCTCGGGGACCAGATCGCGGCGCACCCGCCAGGTGGGCGCCATCACGAGCACGATCCGGCCCTCGGGATCTTCGGCCTCGACCTGCTCCTCGCGGAAGATCGAGGGCACGTCGCGCGCGGGCCCGCCCTGCGGCAGGTAGCCCGCGGGCGCGCCGAAGAGGGCGGTCAGGGTCGCGCCCATGCCCTCGAAGAGGCCGGACATGGCGGCCGCCTCAGTTCGAGGTCAGGATCCGCACCGCGAGGCGCGGGCGCTTGTTGACCGGCAGGATGTTGGCCTCGGTCATGAGATCGATCCAGCGCCCCTTCGGATCGAGGAGCTGGCGGGCATAGATCGGCTGGCCGATCGTGTTGACGGCTTCCAGAAGATCGGCCGGGGCGCCGTAGGTGCGGAACGTGTCCATCGTGCCGAGCGGGAAGGCCGTGCCCTCCTGTGCCGGCACCAGCCGCTCGGACGCCCCGCCCGCGAGCGTGACCGAGCCCACATATTCCTCGAAGAGGAGGCCCGCGAAGGGAAAGCTCCGCCGCACGTCCTGCCGCAGCGGCTGCGCCCCGCTCGAGGCGTAGTATTTGTAGGCCTCCTCGACCTTCGGATGGCCGATCAGTCTGTCGAAGAACTCGGGGCTCACGAGGGCGGTGACGCCGGTCATGGATTCGCCCTTCAGCTCCTCCTCGACCGCCCGCAGCACCTCGCGGCACTTCGCCTGAACGTTCGTCCCGGCGGTGCCGAGGAGGAAGTCCACCGAGATCTGCGCCAGCCCGAACTCGGCGAAGTAATCGTAGAGCGTGAGGCCGGCCCCGTCCTTCACCACGCCGCGGAGCGCGTTCATCTCCATGTACTCCCGCGTCGCCGCGTGCTTGCGGCGCATGAGCGCGAGCTTGCGCGTCATGACCTCGGCCAGAGGATCGGCCTGCCCGGTCGCCCCCAGCGCGGGCTGGCCCTGCACATCGGCCGCGGTGATCACATCGTCATGCGGAATGTGGGGCAGCGCGAAGGAGCGCATCGAGCGGCGCTCGCGGCCGCCCACCGTCGCGGGCCCGCCCCAGGGCTGGGAGGGCAGCAGCGAGAGCACGCCCTCGGCCTGCTCGATGATCACGCTGCGCTGGGTCACGCCCTCGAACTGGAAGAGGCCCATCTGGCCGAGGCGGGTGTAGAGGTTCGGCAGGATGTTGATGGCCTGCGTCATCTCGGCCAGCGAATAGCCGCCGGCGTCGAACGGATTGCGGGTGATCGTCATGATCGGGCTCCTTCAGGAACGGGGATCGGCGCCGGGCGGGCTGCCGGTGAGAATGGACAGGACGGGACGGATGGCGGGGGCTCAGGCCGTGTCGCGCACGACGAGGCCGAGGTCGGTGAGCTCGGCGATCCTGCCGGCCCGCTGGCTCTCCTCCTCGAGGCTCGGGGCGAAGACCAGCTCCGCGCGGGAGAGGATCGCGGGGCCACGACGCAGGACGGTGCCGCGGCGTTCGCCGTCCGTCGTATCGACCGGCTCAAGGAGGACGGCCGCGGCCGCGGTCTCGCCGGTCTCCGCCGCGTCCGCGGCGAAGGCGAACCGGCCGGCGTCGGGGCCGGTGGCGACGACGCCCAGAACGGCGCCCAGGGGATAGGCGGTGCCGGCCCGCAGCGTGACCGTCTCGCGGGTGAAGTTCGGCTCGAGCTCGTACTTCACGAGATCGCCGAGGCTCGGCGGCTTGATCAGGGGTGCCATGGTCGGGGGTCCTTTCGGGGGTGAGGGCGTGCGGAAGCGCCCGCTGTCCTCACGGAGGCGGGGGCTTCGGAGCGGTGCGGGAGGAAGAAGGACCGAGGCCGGGCTGCGCGTCCTGCGTGCCCCGCCTCGCATACGGGGCCTGTCAGGCCCGGCGGCTGGCGGCCTGCGCTTCGGCGGTGCGGCGCGCGGCGGCGAGGAGCGGGCTTTCCTTCGGCCCGGCGGCAGCAGTCGGGGCATGGGCCACGAGGTCGGCCCCGTCGCCCCGGGCCGCCAGCCCGTCGAGCACGGTGCGGCGCAGGGCTGCGGCCGAGAGACCGCGGCGCATCGCGTCGGCCACGTCGACGGTCAGGCCGAGCCGGGCCGCCTGCTGGCCGATCTCGATCAGTTCGGCCGCCTCGGCCACGGCGACATTCGCGGCCGGCGCTGTGCCGGATCCCTCCGCGGCCTCCACCGGGGGCGCGCTGCCCTCGGGGGCCGTACCTTGCGCAGCGCCGGTCGTGGTCTCATCGGTCATGGTCGGGGTCTCCTTGGCTGCGGCCGGCGCGCCGGCCCGGGGGGATGTAAGGTGCGGACTGGACAGTTCCGCGCGGAAGGCGGCGAAGGCGCTTCGGAGATCGGAGACCTCGTCGGCCAGCCCCGCGACCACCGCGGCGGCGCCGTCGAGGACCTGCGCCTCGGTGGCGAGCGCCTGCTGTCGGGTGAGCCGCGCGCCGCGGCCCGCCGCGACCGTCTCGGCGAAGAGGGCGCGCGAGGCCTCGACGCGGGCCTGCAGGTCTGCGCGCACCCCCTCGGGCAGGGCCTCGTAGGGATTGCCGTCGACCTTGTGCCGCCCGGCATGGATCAGCGTGACCGCGACGCCGCGGTCGGCCATCGCCTGCGAGAAGTCGGCATGCACGAGGAGCACGCCGATGCTGCCCACGGCGCCGGTGCGCGGCAGCACGATCCGCTCGGCCTGGCTTGCGATCGCATAGGCCGCCGAAAGCGCCGCTTCGGCCACGAAGGCGCGCACCGGCTTCACCGCCCGCGCGGCCCGGATCGCGTCGGCCAGATCGAAGAGGCCCGCCACCTCGCCGCCGTAACTGTCGATCTCGAGCGCGATGCCGCGCACGGACGGATCGGCCACGGCCGCGGTGATCTGCGCCATCAGCCCCTCGTAGGAGGTCGTCCCCGAGGACTGGCCGATCCAGCCGCCACGGTGCACGAGCGTGCCGGTGACCTCGATCACCGCGACGCCGCCTTCCACACGGTAGAGCGGCCGTCCCGCCTCCCGCCGGGCGTCGCCCACATCGTCGAGGAGCACCGAGGCGCGCGGGGCGATCCGCCCGGCCTCGGCCACGCGGTCGGGCGCGAGCTCCTCGAGCCCGCGCAGCTCGAGCGCCCCGTTCACGAGCCGGGGGCCGAGGCCCGCGAGGAAGGCCGCGCCCTTCACGGGATCGACCAGCAGCGGCGTGCCGAACACCCGGCCCGCGATCATCGGATAGTTCATGGCTCTGCCCTCCTGCCGGCGTCCCGGTCCGCCGCGCGTCCGTCGTCGTCCTCGTCGTCCTCCTCGTCGGCGCGCGCGCCGTCCTGCGCCGCAGGCGCGGAGGACCCCTGCCCGCTGCGACGGAAGTCGAGCCCCAGCCGCCCCTCGCGCTTGCGGTCGGCGGCGATCTGACGGTCGACCTCCTCGGCGTCGTAGCCGCGCTCCCCGATCGCCTGCGACCGGCTCTTGAGGCCCGCTCCGATCTCCTCGATCTCGGCGCGGATGTCCTTCAGCGGATCGACCCATTGCCACTTCGGCGGCAGCCATTCGCAGGCGAGATAGTCCCGCCTCCGGCGCTCATAGCCCGGCAGCCGCACCGCTCCCGTCAGCACCGCGAGATCGGTGAAGCGCGCCCAGACCGGGCGGCAGAGCTGATAGACGAGGACCGAATGCTGGAACGCCTCCACCCGACGGCGGAACTCCATGAGGGCGGTGCGGGCATTCGAGTAGTTCGCCTTCACCATGTCCTGCGAGAGGTGGGCATAGGGGATCCCGAGGGCGGCCGAGACCTGCAGGAGCGTGCGGTACTGGAAGGGCTCGTAGGTCGCGCCCGAATCCGCGGGATCGGCCACCTTCATGTCCTCGCCCGGGTCGAGACGCACGATCTGCCCCGGCGCCACCTGATCGCCCAGCTCGCCCTCGAGCGGTGCCGCATCCGGATCGTTCGAGGTGATGAACATCGCATACATGGCCGCGACCTTCTTCCGGTCGAGTTCGGCATCGTCGTACTGATCGAGCAGGAAGAGCTTCACGATGGCGGGCGCGAAGCGCGAGACGCCGCGGAGCTGCCCGCTCTCGACCGGATCGACGATGTGGAGCACATCCTCGGCCGGCACGCGCACCGTCTCGCCCGCCAGCCCCGGCTCGGTCGGATCGCCCGGGTGGCGGCGGTGGAAGTGATAGGCCACCCTCCGGCCCACCGCATCGAACTCGATCCCCTGCCGGATCGCGCGCCCGCCGCCGAGGACCTCCGTCTTGCCGATGGGCAGCATCTCGGAGGGCAGGCACTGGAGCTGGAGCGGCACCGTGAGCCCGTCGCCGGGCCGCCGCGCGCGCAGGCGCACGAAGCATTCCCCGGTGAGGAAGAACTCGCGCGCGATGCGGCGCTGCAGGCCGTAGAAGTCGGTCACACCCTCGGCATCCGCCTCGTCGGTCCAGTCCTGCCAGAGCCGCTGGAGGGCCGCCTTCCGCGCCGGGGCCGCGATGAGCGAGGAGGGCTTCACCCCGGTGCCCACCGTGTTCGCGGCCCAGCTGTCGAGCGCGCCCTGGGCATAGCCGTTGTTGCGCACGAGGTAGCGCGCGCGGGCGTTCATGTCGGGCCCGGCCGCGGCGAGAAGCGCGTTCACATGGGCGCGTGCGGGGCGGAAGCCGCGCAGGCGCCGGTTGGAGAGGCCCGCGTCGAACCCGCCGACCCAGGCGCCGAGCCGGCGCAGGAAGGGGCCCGCCATCACAGATCCTTCACCGCATAGGGCCGGATCACCCGGCGCGCCGTCTTCCGCGCCTTCGCGATGCGCCGTTCGAGATCGGCGATGGCCCGCGCGAGATCGGCATCGCTCTGATACTCCACCCGTTCGGACCCGACCGAGCCCGACCGCACACCCCGGTGGCGGATGTCGAGCAGCCCCGTGAGCCGCCGCTCCATATCGTCGAGCGTCATGATCCCTCCATGTATCGCGAGCGCGAGGTCCGCGCGCGCCGGCGCGGGGCCGGTGCGGCCTCTGCCGCAGCCGCAGACACCGCCACGGCGAACGGGTTGGCGGGCCCCGCCTCGGCCCAGGCGGGCGGCGCCTCCCAGTCGATCCGGTTCAGCCCCTTGAACTCCGCCACGGCCAGCGCCTGCACCGAGAGGTCGAGCGTCTCGTTGCGGGCGGCGGGCGTGCGCTTCTCGTAGCCCTTGGCGCCCCGGCGCTCGGCCAGGAGTTCGTCGAGATGCTCCGCCTCGAGCCAGGACGGCACATGCTGGGCGCCCTGCCCGCCCTCGAACCGGCCGACGGCCGCGAGGACGCTCTCCTTCATCCGGTCGGTCGCCATGTTCAGCAGCTTGATGCCGCGCGCGCGCCGGCCCTTCGAGCCCCGCTCCGGCGCCTCGTGCCAGACCCGGTCGCGCTGCTGAAAGCCGCCGCGGCCGATCGAGAGCCACCAGAGCCCGCCCTGACCGTCGCGCCTGCGCGCGCGCCAGAACTTCTCGGCATTGTCCGACCAGCCGGCCGGGCCGTTGAAGTCGATCACCAGCGCACAGGGCTTCAGGCTCCAGCTCGCCCCCTCCACCGGGTAGAGACGCTCGGGCAGATCGAGGAGCGCATCGGCATCCTCGACATAGCGGCCGGGGTCGAGCGCCCGGTAGCGGTCATCGTCACCCTTCGCGCGCGGGGCATGGTCGGGGGGCTGCGCCACCGCGAACCGGTCGATCGGCATCCGCTCGCCCTGCACGCCCCAGGCCATGACCAGCACCTCGAAGCGGTTGCCCTGCACGTCGATCGAGACCGTGACGAAGCGCGTCCAGGCCGGGGCCACGCGCCGTTCCTGCTCGCGCATGTGCTCGCGGATCTGCGCCGCCGTGAGGGCGCCGTCCTCTTCGGCCTCCGGGCGCCGGTAGGGCACGCCGATGTCGGTGTAATGCACCCGGGCGAAGTCGGTGTCGTCGCCCAAGGCTTCGAACCGCCGCCGCTCGGTCTCATAGCGCTGGACCAGCTCTTCCCACGAGGCGAAGGCCGCGGCCGCCCCGTTCAGACTATAGCTCGCGATGGGCGTGCGCCGGATGTCGGGATCGTCGATCCGGACCAGCGCCCGGCGCCCGTGCGCGTCGATGGAACGGCCCTCGTGCAGCCAGCCTCCGCGACCCTCGAGCGCGGCGCGGTTCAGGCCGACCTTGTGACGGTGGGCGATGAGCGTCCCGCAGTGCGGACATTCCATCATCGCCTGCTCGCCCGCCGTGCCCGGATCGAGATCCGCATCGTAATGCAGCCGGTCGAAGCGCGGCTCGAAGAGATCGCCGCAGTCCGGGCATTCCCAGTACCAGCGCCCGCGCGTGCCCTCGTTGTAGATCGGCACGAGCCCGGCCGTGGCCGGCGGCAGCATGTGCGGATGGCCCGCATGCGGCGCCCAGTCCGCATTCGGGTCCACCGGGAAGGCGGGCGAGGATTCCGCCAGGACGCAGCCCCGGCTCATGAAGGTGCGGATCCGCTGCAGCGCCATGCCGAAGGGCGAGCCTTCCGGGCTGTCCTTCGGCCCGAGCTTCTGGGGCATGTGATCGTAATCGGTGAGCATGACGAGGCGCTGCGACCGGCTCGAGAGCTGGTTCGGCACCGGATAGCCGATGGTGAGCCGCATGCCCTTGAAGCGCTTGCGGCTGAAGGTGCTGTCGTCGCGCCCGGTGCCCAGGCGCTCGCGGAGCGCCGGGCTGTTCAGGATCGTGGGGTCGAGCTTCTCCTCGACCCAGGCGTCGGCATCGGTCTTGGTCATGTGGATGACCTGCACCGGGCCCGGCGCGCAGGTGACGGCATGGGCCGAGACCGACTGCATCATCTGGCTCTTGCCGCTCTGCGAGGGCCCGAGAAAGACCACGGCCTTGAAGCGGCGCGACTGGGTCATGTCCGCGGGCTCGACGGTATAGGGCGTCACCGCCCGGTCGAAGGGCACCCAGTTGCCCTGCACCGGCACGCGCATGTGCCGCTCGGCCGCCTCGGTCACCGTGACCCGGCTCGGCGGATCGAGGAGCGGCAGCGCGTCGGCCAGGATCTCCTCGGGGGCGGTGAAGGGCGGCAGGGGCGGAATGCGGGTGAGCCGCCCGATGCCGCGGTCGAGCATCTCGACCATCAGAGATCCAGCGCCTTCTGCGCGCCGAGCGCCACGACCTCGCCGGGCCGCAGGAGCGCGGCCTCGATCCGCGCCCGCGCGTCGATCCGGGCCGCATCGCAGCGCTCCTGCAGCTTCGCCACCTGCTCGGCCGACAGGCTGAAGTTCAGCTCGCAGAAGTCCGGCAGCGTATCGAGCGCATTGCCGAAGGAGACCATCAGCTCCTCGAGGAGCTCGCGCATCCGGCCTGCGCGCACCAGATCGCCCCGCTGCTCCGCCACCCGGTTGCGGTGATACTCGGCCTCGGACCATTTCTTCAGATCGTCCGCGGTGAGCTCCGCCTCCTCCTCGGCCTGATCCTCGTCGAGGTTGCGGAAGGCGAGTGCCGCCTGGGCGGCGAGCCTGTCGCCCTGGGCCTTGGCTGCGCGGGCGCGGGCATCGCGTTCCATGCGCCAGGCGTAGCAGTGCCGGAGGCGGAACTCGTAGGCCACGCCGTTCTGCCCGTCGGACATGACCGGCATCCCTTGCGAGATCCACTTCGTGATCGTGTTCTCGGAGACCGAGAAGGCACGGGCGAGCTGCGCGCGGTTGAGCGTGCCGTCCTCCATCCCCTCGGGAAGCGGCCAGGCCGCGAGGTCGAGCACGCTCCCATCGACGAGGGTGACGGTGGTCAGCACGGACTTTCTCCTGTAGAAACAACAACAAGAACCGCAACCCGCACCCCGGCGGGATCGGGCGGTTCCATTTGTGACGGGGTGCGAATTACCCGCGTGCGGACCCCTCGGGGGGAGGACCCGAAGGGGGTCAGGCCGCCCGCCGCTTCGCCGCGAGCCGCCCGAGGGTCCGGCCGAGGTGCTGGGGCAGCTTCACCCGCGCGACATCCTCGGCGCCTTCGTAGAAGCCCAGGCGCTGCTGATAGACCGGCACCTTCGGCGAGAGCACGGCCACGATCCCCAGCTGACCGCCGGCCGTGCGCTTGTAGACCCCCGGCGTAAGGCCCGCCTTCGGCACGAAGTAGCTGGCCCGGCGCCGGTTGCGCTTCTTCGAGCCTGCCGTCGTGTTCGCCCGCGCATCGCCCTGCGCCTGCAGCGCCGAGAGCACCTGATTGCGCTCGCCGCGCGACCAGTTGCCGTAGGCATCGAGCCGGGCATTGTCGGCCGGGATCACCGAGCGGAGGTCGCCCGCGAACGAGAGCCTGCGGTCGAGGAGCGTCTCGAACCCGGTGCGCCCCCGCGGCCCGCCCCGCTCCTGCACCTTCAGGTAATGCCGGGCGCCGACGCTCGGGCGCTCCTGCACCGCCGCCTCGAGCGTCTGCGGCGTCGACCGCCAGACCATGAAGGCGTTCTTCGTAAACGGCGTCGGCCGGTCGAAGACCTGCCCCATCCGCTCCTGCACATGGCCGAGCACATCCTGCGCCGTGTCGTTCAGCGCCCAGCTCACCGCGCGCCGCAGATCCGGGCCGCCGAGCTGCGCCAGCGCCTGGCCGATGCCGCTATCCTCCATGCGAAGAGACAGGTCCATCGGCACCTCCCGAAACGCATAGCGCCCGCTCGGGTGACCGGCGGGCGCTATGGTAGATGATGACGAAGAACATGGACCGGACGGACTTAAGCGTCAAGCACCATCTTGTGCATCTCAGTCGCGATACCCCTGCATCCTGTCGAGAGCCGATGCGAGGGCGACCCGCAATGCCTCCCGGTGCTCGCCCTTCTCCGCCCACCCATGCGCCCGCAGGACCTCGCTCAGCGTCATCCCGGACAAAGTCACCATGTCGACGAGCCTGCGGTCGAGGATGCTGGCCTTGCTGCCTCGGGCGCTCGGGCGGATGCGGCGCACGACCATCGCCGAGCCGGTGCCAATGCGAGCGCGAAGGCGCGCCAGCTCCTTGCCCTCGCGCAGGTAGCTATCCATCCAGTCGCGGTCTCCCCCACCCGAGACGCCGCCGGCGAGCAGCGCCTCGGCCGACGAGCACCGCACGCCACCAGCCGAATGACGTTCGACGAGGCCCCGGTAATGGCGCGCCATGGCGATCTGCCCCGGCGTGAACGGCGGCTCGAAGGCGGGCGCGGTGAAGTTTTCTTCCGACTTGCTCGCCTCGTGGGCCGTCCGCGCCTTCTCCACGGTCGCCTCGTGCTTCAGCCAGGCGGAGCGGGTCATGGCATCGAACACGTCGGCCGCCTCCCAGTGCCCCGGCTCGATCCGGCGCAGGCCGCCCGGCAGGACGGTCACGTTCGGCACCAGACGCTGCGCCCCGCGGGCCGGCGCCACGGGCGCGGCCTGCATCGCCTCCGGAGGCGTGGCCGCCGCGAGCATGGCCGCGAGACGCTGCCGCTCATCCTCGGCCGAGAATGCGACGGCTGCAGACGATGCCTTGCGACCGCCGCCACTCGCCACCGTTATGGCCTCGATCCGCCGCTGCACATCCGACCGGCCTTCGTCCTGCATTGCGATCATCATCCCCGCCGCCTTCATGCCGCCGTCCCTTCCTCGTCCTTCCGTCCGCGCCCGGCATCGACCAGCGCGCGGGCCGCATCCCGATCCCGCAGATATTGCTCGAGCCAGCCCCGATCCTCCGGGCTCGCCGTCTCCCGGTCGATCCGGTCGCGGGTCAGCTCGCAGCGCCGCGCGTTCTCCGCCGCCTGCTCCCGGATCCCGCGCATGTCCATCGCCATGGGCGGGCGGGGATGCTTCAGGAGCCAGCGATAGAGCTCGACCAGATGTCCGCCCGCCTCCGCCTTCGGCCCCTCGATCGACGCGAGCCAGCTGGTCACGATCCGCCGCTCGGCCGCCGGCGGCTCCTGAAGCCCGCGCGCGAACTCGCGGATCACCAGCTCGGACGGCCAGATGCCATCCGGCGCGTTGTCGATCAGCGTCTCGGCCAGCGTCATGAGGTTGTCGTCGCTCATGTAGGCGAGGCGCTCGCAGATCCGCCCCATCGTCGCCTCATGCACCGCCGCGGACACACCGCGCTTGCGCGCCATCCCGGCCTGGTCCAGCCGATCCACCACCAGCGCCTTCACCCGCGCCCGGTCTTCCGCCTTCGCTCCACTCATGGCCCCGTTCCCTTTCTCAGCACTGCCACGCCTGCCGCTTCGCCAACCGGTTCCGGGCGTTTCGGAACTCTGTTCTGTCTTGTCTCTGTCTTGTCTTATGCGCCGGACAGAATTCGGCCCGAGGCGGCCGCTTCCGTCCGGTTCTGTCCGGTTCTGTCCGCATTCTGTCCCGTTCTGTCCCCATTCTGTCCGGCGGACAGAATTAACTGTTACGCACCAACCCCTTGCACGGCGTCGGCCTGCGCCAGCGCATCCGCCTCCAGCGCGCGGCGCACCATGTCGCGGGTCCGGTTGCCGGGGCAGAACTGGACGAGCCAGCTGTCGATGCGCTCGAGAAGCCCCGCATCGGCCGCCATCTTCCGCGTGCCGCCGGCATCGAGGATCTGGTCCGGGAGCCGCGCGAGCCGCTTCCGGCGCCGTCCGGTCTCGCCCTCGACGCGCCGCTTTTCGCGCAGGCTCAGGCTTTCGAGGATGATCTCGACCACGACGCTGTGCATGAGGCGAACCTCGCCGTCGCACTGGCAGGGCACCCATTTGTAGAGCGGCGACCAGTCGCGCGAGCGGTAGGATTGCCAGGCCTTCAGGTCGAGCATGAGGAGCGCCGCGAGCTGCACATCGTCATCGGGCAGCGTGCCGACCGGGGTCTGTTTCTGGCTCAGGCAGAAGAGGTCGAAGGCGAGGCCGCGCACATCGGGCGGGGCAGAGAGCCGGAAGCGGCTGTTCAGCCACCGGTCATGGTGCCAGGCCATGAAGAAGTGCGTCGTGAGGCGCTGGTTCGGATCGAGCGGATAGTCCGGCAGGTGCCCGGCCTCGATCAGCCGGGGCGCGGATCCTGCGGGAACCGATCGCGGGTGCGCTGTCATGATGTCCCTCCCCGGCGCCGCTGCTCGCGCTGCAGCGCCGATCTGATGCTGGAATGGTCGCGCCGCAGGACGGTGCCGATCCGGGTCAGCGAGAAGCCCTCGCGACGCGCGATGAAAGAGGTGAGGTCGCGGGCCTGGACGAGGTCCGGAAACACGCGCGCGCCGGTGGTCTCCTGCGGCTCCCAGCCCGTCGCCTGGGCGACGATCTCGGCGATCCGCGCGGGATGGCCGCGGGTGCGGATCAGGGCGGCGCGGGCGGCGTCTTCGGGCGTCATGCGGCCCTCGTCTCGATGCGGCAGCGCTTCCTGCCGTGATAGGGCCGGTCCACCATCTCGCGCAGATCCATCGCCGCCCGCGTTTCGGCGGCGGCCGCGGCGAGGCGCTGGCGGAGGCGGAACTCGGCCAGGGGCAGCGCGCTCCACCGGCAGATCCGCCGGCGCCCGAGCTTCATCTGCCGGGCCGCTTTCGTGATGGTGTTGTGCGCCACGCCGAAGGCCGCCTCCATGTCGCGCAGGCTCACACCCGCGCGCCACATCTCGGCGAAGTCCTCGGGCGGCACCCAGCGCGCCCATTCGTTGGGCGCCACCGGCCGCGGGCCGAGCCCGCGCAGCGCGGCCCGCTGCTGGACCGCCTGATAGCTGATGCCGAGCCGACGCCCGATCTCGGAGATGCTGAGGCTCGGGTCCGCCCACAGCCGCCGCAGCTCCGCCTCGCTCGTGATCCGTCCGCGGTGGATCATTGCTCCGGTCTCTCGGCATAGACAAAGACCGAGGTCTGGCGCGCGAGTGCGGCGCGCACCTCGTGCCAGATCCCGAGAGAGCGCGACCAGCCACGGATGTCGGGCACCACGACCGCGGAGCAGCTATCGAGGATCGGGCGGCACCATTCGGCCCAGAGCACCGCATCGAGCGGATCGAGCACGGGCCGGGGATAGAGCGTGGCATGCACCGCCACGCCCGAGAGGGCGACGGGCGAAATGGCCGTGACACCCACCTGCTGCAGCCGCACGATCTCGCGCCCGGCATCGCCCATGGCGGCAGCCGACATGTCTGCCGACCATCGGCCTTCCCGGTCCACGGCGCGCAGGCTGTAGGGCGTGGCGAGATAGACCGGCCGTCCGAGCTTCGCGCGGCGCGCCACCAGCGCCGGGCCGGCGCCGAAATGCAGGAGCCCCGCGTCCCGGGCGGGATGAGCGCGGAGTGCGGCCCAGTCCGGGACGCGGGACAGCGGGGTGGGGTGCAGGGGCACAGTCATCGGCCATTCCCCCGCACGCCGCAGGCGCGGCGATGTGCCGAGTTGCAAATTGCCGAGTCAAAGCAGGCACTTGACTCAATCTGAACGAATCGGGATATGGGAATGAGTGTGGTGGTCTGCCGCAAACAGACCACCACATGTGCGATACCCCGGCGCAGATCACCAAGCCGGGGCACCACCGGCATAGGCGGGAGAGAAGCCCGCCGTCTGCCACGCAGCCATGGAAAGGAGTCCTTATGGCTACGTACTATCACCCTATTACAGGCGTGCTTCTGAACGACATCAGCGTGTTCCGCAAGTCCCTGGACGGCGTCGAAACCGAAACGGCGCGCCTGCTGCGTCGTGACGGCTTCAAAGTCCAGGACATTGCTTCGATGCTCGGCACAAACCAAGGCCGCGTGGCCGAGGCGCTCGGGCTGAAGCGGAGACGTCGGCACGATGATGATGAAGATGGAGAGCCCACGCTCTTCTGAGGCAGCCGCGCAGGCGCGCCTGCCAGCGGCGCCGCAATGCGCCGCAGGCACTGCCGAGCCCCGGCGTCTGGAGGGAGGACGCGCGTCGGGGCAAAGCTGAACGCCGAGTAAATAGGAATGGTATCTGTCCCTTGCGTTGGATCTCAGGAGGGACGAAGGTAACGGAGGCCAATTTTGGCACAGGTCCGCCACCCAATAACCGGGCTCACGATCAACGAGATCGAGGTTCGCTCGGGACCCATATCCGATCTTGAGCGGGAGACTGCAAAGCACCTGCTTGCCGAGGGTCACCCGAGATGGGTGGTGGCGGCCATGATCGGTCGCTTTCCTCTGACGTTCAACGGCGCGGGCACGGCGCCGAATTGGCGAAAGCAGAAGTTTGGCGGCAATCTTTCTACTCGGGAAGCCCGGCGCGACCCGCGTCAGGCCTCTATGGATGACCTCTTCGCTGACCTTTTCGGCGCTGAGGAAGTGCATGAGGACCAAAGCTAACCCTCCAAGCCATCAAGGCCCAGCAGCAGCGGCGGCAACTGGCCGCCGCGCTTGCACCGCAGGCGATCAAGAGCATCGAGAGCGTCTTCCGGGAGATCGATCGGATGGTGCAGCTGCAACCTGTAGCAGACGACGCCGCCGAGGCCTTTCGACCAGTTCCACACGGCCGAGTCCGCGGAGGATGCATATTCCGGACTCATGACAAGCTCGCGCGTCGGCAGCTGAGATCGACCGTCATGACCAACGCCACTCAGTTTGACGCGGCGGCCGACGATAGCGGACGGAAGGCCATTCCCGTCATGGTCTATCCAGTCGCTCCAAGTTGCGAGCCACGGATCTCGCACCGCCTTGTGGATTTGATCTTGGGTCATCGTCACCATCTGAATTGCTGCCGGGGGATCGGCGCCACGGCGCCCCGGCTCGCGGCGATCCAGCCCGGGGAGGAGGGCAGCGCCGAACAGAAAAGGCCGGGGGCAGAAGGAGCGAGCGCCCCCGGCTGAGTGGCCGCGACCAAGGCAGGCGCGGGCGCGGCGGCGGTAATCATGCGAGGACGGCCCATGTCGCGAGGACGTAGACGAGCGCATAGACGAGCGCGGCCACGATCAGCCACCAGCCGGACGGCAGGCGGCGCTCCCGGGGCTCCGGGCTCTTGTGATGCGCCTCGTAGTGCTCGATCAGGGAAGAATATTTCATGGCTTTTCCTTGCAGACGCCGATGCTTATCCGTCAGGCCCTTGGATGAGGCGCGGCTGGCCCGCACCTCGTAGAAGCGCCTGGTGATGTGCCAGCAGACCCGGATCATGGCTGGCGGCTTTCCATCCGGGAGAAGACCACCTCCGCGCCGGCGATCATCATCACCGCTGTGACGTAGCGGAGGGACGCATCGTGATCCTCGCGCAGCCAGTTGCGCACCTGCCGGGTGCTGACACCCAGCACGGGCGCCGCGCGCTCGGCCAGTTCGGCCTCGGAGTTGGCTGGAAAGGCCCGGCGCAGCAGGTTCGAAAACCATTTTCGGCTCGTTCTGGCGTGCTCGTCAGAATTGGCAGGATTTTTCCGCATGTTCGCTCCATCTTGTGCCTTGGCGAGAGGCTTTGATGACGAAGCGATTTCATGACGGGAGAAGGGGGCAGCGCAGGTCATCACGCTGCTCCCTTTTCTTTTCGATCGGCGTCTACCACTGTCGGCTGATTCTTCTCGAACCAGTCCATCGCAGCGTTGAAGCGCGAGACCGTGATGTCAGCGCCAGCCCTAAGAGCACTGAGCTTTTTGCTGTCGCCGAACACCCGGTAAGAAACCGTGGCGTCGCTGTCGATGCCGAAGGCTTCCTTGTAGGCGTCTGCTTGTTTGAGGAGGTCGTCGATCATGAGCATGCCGCTCACTATCGGTTATATTACCGCTATGTCAACGGTTCTCTTACCGATACCCTTTCGGATGCGGCGCGGTAGAAATACCGTATGGACATGAAAGCCGTTCTAGACCGGATCGAGGCATGGATTGCTGAGCGCAACAACGCCGGCGAGCGAGTGTCCATCTCCAGCTTGAGCCGCGAAGCCACCGGCTCGCCAGACACAATCCGCAACTGGATCAGGGCGCGGGACAGCGGGCGCCGCATAGGCGGGACCGCCCTGAAGGTCGAACAGATCGCAAAGGCGATGGGCGTGAGCCAGCACTGGTTGATCACGGGCGATGGCGTGGTTCCGAGCGGCAGGTCCGAGGATCTGGATGCAGAAATTGTTGCATGTCTGGTGCTGCTAACAGAGCAAGAGAAGGAGCTGCTGCTAGCCGCTGCACAAGGCTTTGCCGCTCGGCACCGGCCGGAAGGTTAACGATGACGCGGAGCAGGCGGAGCAAGGCCAACTTCTCCTTCTCAATGCTCTTTCCACTCATCTCCAATCTCCACGTTCTTAATCCGTTCACGTTAGACGAACGGCTAACGTAAGGTCAACACACCTCCGAAAGGGGGCGAGGATGGCCGTCGTTGTGTGCCAGGCCGGCTGCATCGCGTGGCCGCGGATGAGCTTTGCAACGTTCTCGGCGGGACGGAGCGCCTTGTCGGCATGGGGCGCTGGACCAAAGGATGCAGCTGGGCCCAAGCTGCAACTGATCTCTAGCGTCGCTCCAGTGATCCGTCTCGACCCTCCGTTGGAGGTCTTCCGAAAGCTGGCTGGATAGGCGAGCCGCCATGAAGTCGGTCGAAGCCCCGCCCTGCGCCGAGCCTTTCATGTCCCCGCCGATGGTGGCATGATTGGACCACAGCCCTGCGGCGCGTCATAGTCGAAGCAGATGCGGTTAATTTACCGATAGTCCATTGACAGCGGTATTATTACCGAGCATTGTGCCTCCCATCACATCCAGATGGGAGCCTTCCCGTGACCCTCCTGACCCTGGCCATAACCGGCCTCCTCCTCATCGCCGCCATTGCCGTCGTGATCGCGTGGCTCATCGGCGCCGACGGCGACGCGGACGTGGCAGCGCAGCGTGCCGCCATCCACCGCAAGTATCGGGAGGCCCGGTCGTGACCGCCCGCGCCTTCCGCTATCCCAACGCCAAGCCGGTCCCGCTCTCGGAACCATTGAAACAGGATCTCCCCCTCTCGCCCCGCGCCCTCAACATGGCTCGGCATCACGCCGAGCACGCGCCTACGCCCGAGATCCGCGAGGCCGCCAGCCGTCTCCTGTCGGATCACGAGCTGGCCATCGCCATGGGCCGCCCGCTGAACCGTGCGGTGCCGCGCCCGGTCATGGCGAAGCCGCGCCCGCGTCCGAACCTCACCGGCTTCCTCTTCGGGATGCTCGTGCTCTTTGCGGGTCTCTTCGTCGCCACCGTCCTCTGGGCTCACGCCACCGACGTGGCCCAAACCATGCGCCAGCAGGCCAGCGCCATGCGGGGCATGTGATGGAGGCCGCCCCGCAGCCCGCGCCGCGCGCGCGTCCCGTTCCGATCGAGAGCTTGGGCGCGGCCGATCTCGACCGCATGGCCGCCGCCATCGACAGCGGCCGGATCCGCAGGCCGCCGATGAAGGAGACCCCGGCCGATCGCGCGGTGGCGGAGGCCGCCTGTCAGGTCGCGGCCGACGAGCTGCGCCAGTTCATCGAACGCTACGAGCAGCTCGAGGCCGAGAAGAAGGAGATCGGCGGCCAGCAGAAGGAGCTGATGGCCGAGGCGAAGGGCCGCGGCTATGCGCCGAAGATCCTCAGGATGATCGTGGCGCTCCGCAAGCGCACCCCGGACGACATCGCCGAGGAGGAGACCCTCCTCGAGCTCTACAAGGCCGCCCTCGGCATGGCCTGACGCGACCCCGGCGCGGCGGGCAATCCGCGCACCCTCCCTGTCGCAACTCCCCGGCCTCCGGGCCGGGGCCTCTTCCTCCGAGGATACAGGAGCCCCCATGACCCTCATCCCCGCCGCCGATCTCCTCCTGCACCAGCTCCATCAGGAGATCGTCCGCCAAGCCCGCCGCCCGCACTGCCGCTGCCTCGGCGCCGACGATTATTGCGCCTGCCAGGGCGCCCGCACGGAGGCCGGCCATGAGCGCGCGTGAGATGACGAAGGAGCAATTCATCGAAGCTTTCGTGGCGCGGTGTGTCTCGGTCGCCGGCCCGACCTTCGACGACGGCTCATCCATCGCCGATTACGCCCGCGAGGTGGCGCCCAGCTACTGGGCCGATGACCACCAGCGCGAGGATGGCCCGGAAGCCTGCGCCGACGCTGACATGTCGTATTGGGGCGAGGACTGACCATGCTTGACCGCGACCAGATCGACATCTTCGCGCGCGACGAGATCCTTTTCGCCTGGACCGAGGCCATTGCCGCCGTGTCCCCGCACCTGCCGGGCGGCCAGCCCATGCCCGTTGACCGGATCGGCATCGCCCGGCGGATCGCGCTGCGTCTCGGTTGCACCGTCGGGCACGTGCTCGAGGTGGTGGGGGCGGCCGATGGGTGACATGAGCCAGCGACAGATTGAGCTTGCCCGTCACGCCCTCGGCCTGCCGAACAGGCGCAAGCAGAGCTACCGCAATCACTTCGTCACGAGGCCCGGCGCTCCTGATTACGACGCATGGGCGGCGATGGTCGCGGATGGCTTTGCCAGGGAATACCGTGCCACTGTGCTTTCTGGCGGAGACCCGGTCTTCATTCTCACCTCCGAGGGGGCCACGGCCGCTCTGGAACGCGGCGAGCGGCTGGATCCTGAAGACTTCCCGACGCAGGTGGCTCATGGCTGAGCCAGTCCTCGACCTCTTCGGCTTCCGCAAGCCGCGCCCGCCGCGGCGCGTGATGATGCGCGCCGCCGACGTCGGCCAGGCGCCTGGTCTCAAGCCGGGTTGGCGCACAACGCGGGGCGGGCACTTCGTCTGCCCCCGCTGCGGCCACGATGCGGGATGGCTCTTCGACATGACCGAGGCAGAGATCCGGGCAGGCGTCGCGTGCCCGATCTGCAACCCGCAGCCCGCCGAGGTGGCTCATGCCCATCTGTCCTGACCGGCCGCGCCCCTTCACCTGCGCCATCTGCGGAGAGCACCGCGACTACCGCTGGCCGGGACCGGTGCAGACGTGGCCGGTGGAGCCGGTCTGCCGCTGGTGCGAGCAGACCTTCGGGTCCGTTGTTCCCGCGCCCGGGACTTTCCGGGACCGGCGGCTTCTCTCTGTGTTCTCCGCGCTCGCGGAGGCCCTGCACACCGAGGCGGCCCACCAGCACTACAGGAGGCACTATGGAACCGCGTGATTACGCCTCGACCCCCGTAGCCGACAGCCTCGGGCTGCATGGCATGATCTCCGGCCTTGCCGAGGATCTGCGCGACATGCGGGCGGGCAAGATCAGCCCGGCCGACGGGCTCGCCCGCGCCGCCGTGGCGAAGCAGATCTTCAACGGGGTCCGCCTCTATCTGACGGCCGTGAAGACGCTCGAGACTCGAGCACGGGGCCGGCAGGAGCCCCAGGTGATCGAAGGGCACGCCAATGGCTGATCCTTGGATAAATTGTCCGGCTTTTGATTCAATCGAAAGTGGTAGCGCTTACTTAACCAATATTGGTGCATACATGCACTATCGAGCCAATAAACTCATCAACTTACTGGACCTCCCACCCTCCCCCGCAGGATCGGCAGCACCCACCTGCGCTACTAGCCTGTGCTTGCGCCCAAGGGCGCGAGGGGTCATCCGCGCCGGACACGCAAGACCTGTAGGTCGTCCGGCCCCCAGGCATAGCTGCCTCCCAACATTCGCGCGCAACGTGTCGCCTGCCGCCTTGCGGTATCTGCCGGAGGTGCAGCATGGCTGACACCCTCCGCATCCTGATCGGCTGCGAGACCTCGGGCGTGATGCGCCGGGCCTTCGCCGCCCGCGGGCATGACGTCTGGTCCTGCGACCTCCTGCCGGCAGAGGACCGCTCGAACCGTCACATCGTGGGCGATGTGCGGGACCATCTGGCGGAGGGCTGGGACCTGCTGATCGTGGCGCACCCGCCCTGCACGCGGCTCTGCAACAGCGGCGTCCGGTGGCTGCACGAGCCCTCGAAGCGCCTGCCCGAGACCTATGCCGCAGCGGAGCGCGAGGCATACCAGTGCATGAGCCGCGACGAGCGGTTGGCCTTCCTGTGGGCCGACCTCGACCGCGGCGCGGCGCTGTTCGCGGTCTGCTGGCAGGCGCCGGTGCCGCGCGTGGCGGTCGAGAACCCGGTGATGAACCCGCACGCCCGCGCGCGCCTGCCGGCCGATCTGCCCCGGCCTCAGACCGTGCAGCCCTGGTGGTTCGGCGAGCCCTTCTTCAAGGCAACGAGCTTCTATCTGCGCGGCCTGCCGCGGCTCACGGCCACCAACCGGCTGACGCCGCCCCGGCCCGGCACGCCCGAGCACAAGCGCTGGTCGGCCGTCCACCGCGCGCCGCCGGGGCCCGACCGCTGGAAATTCCGCAGCCGCACCTTCGAGGGCGTGGCCGAGGCCTGCGCCGACCAGTGGGGCGGCTGGGCAACAGAGGAGGCCGTGGCGTGATCCTACCGCGGGATCAATCTGTGGCCGCTGGAGCGGTTGAGATCACGATGGGACATGGCGCGGATGCGCCGGGAAAGGAGGCAGGCATGAGCGACACGAGGCCCTTCACCCCTGACATGCTGGCGGACCGCTGGGGCTGCTCGGCCGAGACCGTGCGCCAGCTGGTCAAGTCCGGCCGCTTGTCCGGGTTCAGGGTGGGACGCATGATCCGAATCCCAGCACGATCAGTGGAGGACTACGAATGCGCGAGTATCGGATCGGCCGCCTCAACGGGCGGTTCGTCGTCTCATGGTGGGAGGATGGAGCCCGAAGGCGCTATCGTCTTGACGCACGCACGCGAGCGGAAGCCGAGGTCGAGGCGCTAGACCGGATCCGCAGGGAGACCCTGCCCGCCGGGGCGACGACCGTCCGAGACCTGTGGGCGGCCTATCTTGCCGATCGCAAGGGCCGCCCGGTCGAGCGCAACATGCGGTCCAGCGGCAACGCCGTCCTGCCGCATTTCGGCGCGCTGCGGCCCGATCAGATCACGCCGGAAGCCTGCCGGAGCTACACCAAGGCACGGCGCAAGACGGTCTCCGTCGGCACCGTCTGGACGGAGCTCGGCCACCTGAGGACATGCCTGCTCTGGGCGGCCAAGCGCGGCCTGATCCAGGTGGCGCCGCACATCGAGAGGCCAGCCAAGCCGGCGCCGCGCGACCGCTACCTGACGCACGCCGAGGTTTCGAGGCTGATGGAGGCCGAGTGCGAGCCCCACATCAAGCTGGCGATCACCGTCCTGCTGACGACGGCGGCTCGCGTCGGAGCGGTGCTGGAACTGACATGGGACAGGGTCGACCTCGAGCGTGGGCAGATCCGGCTGCGGGTCGATGCCGAGGGGCCGCGGAAAGGCCGGGCGACGGTGCCGATCAACAACACGCTCCGCGCCGCGCTGACATCCGCCCGTGCGGCCGCGCTCTCTGACCATGTGATCGAGTGGGCGGGCGGGCCGGTGAAGTGCATCCGCAAGGGCTTCCTGCGGGCGGTTTCCAATGCCGGCCTGTCGGACGTGACGCTGCACACCTTGCGCCACACGGCCGCGGTCCACATGGCCGAGGCCGGCGTGCCCATGGACGAGATCAGCCAATATCTCGGCCACTCGAACGTGCAGATCACCTCCAGCGTCTATGCGCGATTCTCTCCGCAGCATCTGCGGAAGGCCGCGGATGCGCTGGAGTTCGGGGCTCTGCGGGTCGTGAAATGA